CAATACCATCGGACTTTATCAGAACATCCAATCGCATTGTGAAGAACTCATTGCAGCTCTACAGGACATAGTGGCAACCTATTCCGCCATTCAAGGAACTACTGTAAATCGCAATGCAACCACCTTAGAAGAGGCACTATCGTCTCGTGAATCCTATTACTACTGGACACGGTCTACGTTTAATGCCCTATTAAAAGAAGAAAAAGTATCCCCCAAGGGTTCTGCTATGTTGCTCTTTATTAATAAAACATGCTTTCGCGGAGTCTATCGTGAAGGCCCAAACGGTCTCAATGTACCCTTTGAAAAACAGAACCAAAATCAGACCATCTTTGAGGAAGCACATTTGCGTGCAGTCTCAGAACGTATTCAAGGCGTTCATTTTCGTTGCCAAAAGTTTGAAGATGCCATGGCCAATGCCGAAAGGGGAGACGTTGTCTATTTAGATCCACCCTATGCACCTGAAACGGCAACATCTTTTGTAGGGTACAATGCAGATGGCTTTTCAGGTGAGAATCATGCACTTCTATTTGATATGACACACAAGCTTGCAGAGAAGCATATCAAGGTCATTATGAGCAATGCAGATGTGCCTCTAGTGCGCCAAGCCTTTCCTGAACCCTATCAAACACAGGTCATTTCTGTGCGACGTGCCATTCATTCTAAGAAACCTGAAAGTAAGACCAATGAAGTTCTGATTACGAATCTATAAAAAATAGAATAGATTCTATTTATTTTTGGATTTACTTCAGAGAGGCACGCAATTGGTCCAGTGTCATTTCTGCACCATCACGCTGGACAAAGCAGAGCTTCCATGGTGCCACACTAAAAGTGCGCTTGATGTGGCCGCCATTTTTGAGTTCTTCCATGAACTTGTACAGAATTTCACCAGGCTTCTCTGTGCGTAGACCTGTCAGGCCAGACACCAACTCGCACCTCTTCACAGTTAGATGAGTGCCATCAAACATACTTACCGCGGTAGTACGAATGGGTTGACCTTGCGCATCCTTTCCTACATAGACAAAGAAGGTCACCTCTTCATTGGTCTTCAGTAGAGTGGAAAGAGGAATAGGTGTATGGACAGGCTTGGCAGCTGCCTCAGTAGACTGACGCAATTCACCATAGGGACGGCGATTATTGTGATGAGATGGCTTTGTCAATGGGCGATTATATACTTGTGCAGGCTGCGTCGGCAACAGTGGGATGGAAGTCTTCATCACAGGGCGAGACTGTGGTGCAGAAAGACGTGCGACCTCTGTTAGTAGGGTAGCAACGGTTGCATTCAGCGAGCTAATGGTGTTCTGCATTTCGGCAATCTTCTGGCTATCAGTGGTTGACGCAGTGGATGACATGATGGATGGTAAACAAATAGGTGGATTCGTTTTGCCAATTCTTTCGCCGTTTTATTTCGTCAATTTTATATGGTAAAAATAATAATTACAATAATCATTATTTTTAGACTTATCATTAGTAAAATTATTCTAAATCAAAGAAAAAGAGCTGGAAAAGGCGACCATCTTCCTTATCTGTTCCAAAATAATTAATGCCTGCATGCAAACACTTTGCATCAAATAGAATTAGGCGATTGTACATATTTCCAATTCGGTCTACCATTTCAAAATCGGTTTCATCCAAATGTCCATTTCGAAAGACAGTATGATATTCTTCAGGTGCCCACTTCATTTTCTTCGTAATTCGCGAACGATATAGACCTGTACCTGAATCTACAGGTGCATCAGGAGTAAGATAAAGTACACCTGCATACTGCTGTGTATCAGAATGATATACCGTCTCATCCCCCTTAATACAATACTGAAAACAGCCATTTGTACCATAATGGTCCCAATTACGAATCTTACGACCAATTAGTTGTTCAAAACGCTCCTTCAATCCTTCAAAACGATAGCACAAATCGGTTCGGCAACCTTTATGATTGGCAGGATGATACTGAAAATCACATTGTAGGGCAAATTCACGAACCTTATCTGGGTTTTCATAGAAGTTATCAATCACAAGATAAGAGGGAACAATTGGATTGGTAAGAAAACGTGTATCTACTGCCTTAAATGCAAAAATAGGGACCCATGTTCCATGAATATCCATTTGAATTTCAAAATTTTTCGTAGTAGTTACATTAGCTTCCCATCCACAGTTAGTAACGGAATTATTCTTAAAATGAAGAGAAACATCTGGACGTGGACTTGGAATGATATACATGATAACTTCATCGTTCATTAGACGCATAGGAAGAGCTTCACCCTCATTTTTATTATAATAGCACCAGCCTTTTACATGATATTGAGGGTGCTTATTTTCGTGAATATCAATGTATCCACGTACATCTGGATGCAATGTTTCGTACATACTATGTTAGTAGTGTAGAATATATCTTTAGATTCCGATATGAAATAAAGAATATAAATATTTTCATATGCTATAACACAATGAGTAAGGTGCCAGCCGATATCATTAGTTTTTATTCCTATGTAGATTATCCTCTTCTTTCCATTTTAACGGCAATTTACAAATCAAGCTTGAAAATTGAGCATCAAATTCGTTATAGTGGTATTTATGGTCTTCATGGAAATCATACCGCAATTAGTGAAAACACCACGGGTAGTGCAAGCAATGCTTCGGGCGATATTCAGAAGAAATTGGATGTAGTCGCAAATGATATTATGATTGAGCACCTTATGCATTCTTATGCATGTAATGTATTACTATCCGAAGAAAATGATGCACCCATTCGCGTTCCCGCGAAATGTAATGGACCCTATTCTGTTGCATTTGATCCACTAGATGGTAGTTCTAACATTGACTGTAACGGTCCCATTGGAACCATTTTTGCTATTTTTGAAAATAAGAAAGAAGAAATTTTACTCCCTGGAAATCGTATGGTTATGGCGGGTTATGTCTTATATGGACCTAGTACGGAAATGGTAGTGGCACATAATGGAAAAGTCAACCGTTTTCAATTAAATTCCATTGGAAGTTACTGGCACATTGGTCCAATCATTTTAAATGGTACGAAAAAGGTTTATTCTATTAATGAGGGAAATTCTAGTTTATGGAATACCGATATCAAACAATATATTGAGTCCTATAAAAAATCGGGCTATGGTGCACGATACATTGGCTCTATGGTAGCAGATGTGCATCGCACGTTACTTTATGGCGGCGTGTTCTGCTATCCAGCAGACAAGAAGAATCCAAAAGGCAAGCTACGTTTACTGTATGAATGTTTTCCTATGGCATTTATTTTTGAGGCGGCCACAGGTGCCGCCATTGTTGGAAATATGTCCTGTCAGCGTATTTTAGATGTAATTCCTGTAGATATTCATCAACGCACACCGATTCTACTTGGCTCTACTGCAGAAGTAAAAAAATATAACCCACAAATATCATCTAAATTATAAATGCGCAGTCATTATGATAAACAGAATAAATAGAATACCTAGATAGGGAATAATTGGTATAATATATAATTGTGTAAAGGATGGTTGATAAATAATGGGAGTAGGCACTTGATTTGGTTTGTTTAATTTTTCCTTACTGTGTCTTTTTGTTATTTGGGATGGAACCTTTATGATTAATGCTGTCGGTGCTACCGAAGGTGCTACTGAAGGTGCTACCGAAGGTTCTGCCAAAGGTGCTACCGAAGGTGCTACTTCTACTGGTGTTTCCATTTGAACTTCAATCGGTTTTTCAGTGGCAATAAATATACTATCTATTTCTTCATATTCAATGGGTTCCTGAACTACCATATCCACAATTTCCTTTACAGGTGTCATACGTCCATTAGATAATACATGTGTGGTTTGTTCCTGTTTCATAATATGATATGGTTTTCGTCCCATTGGTTTGGATTGTACTTGTTTTACTGTGATACGTTGCAGATGACGTTTTTGGCTACGAACCGTGCGATGATAGGCTAATTTGGCACGATGATGCACCTCTGCATAGGCTCTCCATCCCTCTAATTCTAACATGTCATCATCTGAAGGAACATCTGCCCATGAAATGGTACCTGCAATCAGTTGATTCATGACAATATCGTCCTTTTTACACATACTATGCAGTTTCTGGATAAAAGGATCGGTTGTCTTTACCATCGTGTCGCACATTATTATTTTAATAAATAGATTCAATTTTTAAAATATATTTATTAAAATAATAAATAACTACTTATATATTATCTTTTTCTATAGTATACATGATGAAGCTAGCTCGCTCCACTATACTTATATTAATCGGCATGGTGATTGCCATTGCTATTTTTAATTATTTTACTCGTGAAGGATTTAATGATCAAGTTGTTATAAGTGGTACAGGTCTAGCCGTTGGACCTATTACTAGTAGAACTAATGCTAGTGCAACTGGCCGTGGCATAGCAGCTCCTGTTGCAGCAGCTAATAATACAGCATCATCTAGATTATCATCCGCAATTAATTTGCCCTCTGCCACTATAACGGTACAGCCTACTGTAAGAACAACGCCTCTTACACAAGTTGGCTCACTCGGTATCCAGCCCATTAATACACAGCAAGTCACTGATATGGCAGGTGCAAGTGCTGTTTCCAACATACAGAAAGGAGTAGTCTCTACGGATTCTGCACCTGGTGCTGCACCTGGCGCTGCATCTGGTGCTGCATCTGGAGCTGCACCAAGGGTCACTGCATCTATTAGCAGTGGTTCCATGAATTCACCAGTTATGGGTCCTTCATCATGTAGAGATACTTCTATGGATTATTGTGATGATTGTGATAATTCTGATTGCAACGATGGTTGTGGCAAATCATGCTGATTCTTTAATTTTTAATATTCAATTATACTAGATACTATGAATAAAAGTACTAGTTTTATTTGCACCAGTATTATATTATTATTTATAGTATTTGTACTAATAAATAAAACAGAAGGATTTTTTAGTGTAGCTCCTCCAGCGATTCCTCCAGTGGCTCCAACTCGTCCAGCATCCCGCTCAGCGGCCTCAGCCCGCCCAGCAGCTGCTCTAGTGGCTCCAACTCGTCCAGCAGCCCGCTCAGCGGCCTCAGCCCGTCCAGTGGCTCCAACTCGTCCAGCAGCTGCTCTAGTGGCTCCAGTGGCTCCAACTCGTCCAGCAGCTGCTCTAGTGGCTCCAGTGGCTGCTCCAGCAGCTGCTCCAGCAGCTGCTCTAGTGGCTCCTCCAGTGGCTGCTCCAGCAGCTGCTCTAGTGGCTCCTCCAGTGGCTGCTCCAG